CCGATACATACAGCGATCTACCAGCAACTGCACCTACCAGAGTTCAACGATTTACAGTTGAAGCTACTGGTACTGGTGATGCTGATGATAACTTTGGCTTCAACGAATCAACATCGGAATGGGTATAAATGAGTAGAATTGACGATGCGATTAGTGATGCCCTAGGTGTCACTAAAGAAATAAAACAAGAGATTATCGACCCTAAACCTCTCGCCAGACGCACTGAGCTCGTCGCTGACGATAGCTCGGAACACATAGACGTAGACTACAAGTACAGTCGGGAAAACTTCTACCACCTCATTGAGCGTGGTCAGGACGCGATAGAAGGCATACTTGATCTTGCAAAAGAACAGGAACACCCACGAACCTATGAAGTCGCAGGGCAACTTATCAAAACAGTTTCAGAAGTGACGGAACGATTGGCAGACTTACAAGAAAAGATGCAGAAACTAAAAGAGGTTCCTGATAAAGGTCCTAGTCATGTTACCAATGCACTATTCGTAGGTTCTACAAAAGAACTACAAAATCTTCTGAAGAATAAAGATGGTTGAAACTTATAAAGGCAACCCTAATCTAAAATCTGCTCTAGTTCGTCAAGAGTTTACACAAGAACAAGTAAAAGATTTTATTCGGTGTTCTCAGGACCCTATTTACTTTATTCAGAAGTATGTCAATATCGTAAGTATTGATGAAGGTCTTGTGCCGTTCAATATGTATCCTTTTCAACAGGAGATCATAAGAACATTTCACGACAATCGTTTTACTATTTGTAAACTACCACGACAGTCTGGTAAGTCTACAGTTGTTCTATCTTATCTAATACATTACATTCTATTCAATGAACAGGTCAATGTTGCCATTCTTGCGAACAAGGCATCTACTGCTAGAGACTTGTTATCTAGACTACAGTTAGCCTACGAACATTTGCCTGGTTGGTTACAACAAGGTGTGATGAACTGGAACAAAGGTTCGTTAGAGTTAGAGAACGGGTCTAAAATACTTGCGGCATCTACATCAGCATCTGCCATTCGTGGTGGTTCTTACAACATCATCTTCCTTGACGAGTTTGCGTTTATTCCGTCAAACATCGCAGAGGCATTTTTTAGTTCTGTGTATCCTACAATCTCATCAGGTCAGAAATCAAAGGTGATGATTATCTCTACACCACACGGCATGAATATGTTTTACAAGATGTGGACAGAGGCGGAGAACGGTACGAATGATTTTAAACCTATCGAAGTACATTGGTCAGAAGTGCCTGGTCGTGATGAAGCTTGGAAAGAACAAACGATAAAGAACACAAGTGAACAACAGTTTCTACAAGAGTTTGAATGTTCTTTCTTGGGTAGTGTTGATACTCTGATATCACCCACAAAGATACAAACGATACCACATCAAGACCCAATGGAAAGAAGTGCTGGGTTTGATGTTTGGGAAAGACCTAATAAAGAACACCAGTATTGTATTACTGTTGATGTGGCACGCGGCACCTCAGGAGACTATTCGGCATTTGTTGTAGTAGACATTACGAACATACCCTATAGAGTAGTAGCAAAGTATCGTAGTAATGAAATCAAACCTCTTATCTTTCCAGACATTATCTATCGTGCGGCAAAGACATACAACGATGCTCACATTCTAGTAGAGATCAACGACATTGGTGGACAGGTGGCAGACGCATTACATCACGATATGGCATACGAGAACATCATACAGTCACAGGTCAAAGGTCGTCTAGGTCAGATAGTCAGTAGTGGATTCGGTGATGGGGAAAGTGATCTGGGTATTCGTACAACCAAGTCGTTAAAGCGAATAGGATGTAGCACACTGAAACAACTAGTCGAGGGTGACAAGATACACATACCCGACTTTGATATCGTCGTGGAGATGAGTACGTTTATTCAGAAGGGGCAATCCTTTGAGGCTGAAGATGGTGGAACAGATGACTTGATGATGTGTCTGGTATTCTTTGCGTGGTTGACTGACCAGAACTATTTTAAAGAACTAACAGACGATGATATTCGTAAGCAACTCTTTGACAGTCAGAAAGAAGTGATTGAGGCAGATATGGCGCCATTTGGATTTATTGATGACGGTGTACACTATGGGGAAGATTTATCACCGTTTACAGATAGTGACGGTGACTACTGGCGACCTGTAAAGAACTATCCAGATTTTAGTTAGAGAATAGCAGGACCTAAATCGTTTCTGTATCTAGCAGCACAGTTATGACAAAGGGGTGTGCTTTGTTCTATCAGTTCTATTGCCTGTTTACGTTGTTCAGTTTTAGCGCCGTGTCTCATTATTAAACTTCTTATCTTCTTATGATGTGGGTACCATTCAAGGCATACTAACTCTGCCTCACCGCACTGACATTGATAGTCTCTAAAACTATTCAATAACCATCGTTTACGTCCAATATCACGCAGTTGTGTGTTTGACTTACTCATATGAGTATTTATTAGGACACGAACAGTGTGTTTGAAGAACCTAAAAAAACTAAATAACTGTACAACAAAAACTTGAATGTGTACTTCTACATTATAACTCGTAATATAACCAAGGGAGAAATAGAATAAAATGGTTGATCTAGTTTCACCTGGTGTTGCTATTAAAGAGAAAGACCTGACTACCTCAGTCAGAAACGAACCAACAAGTATTGGTGCTATTGGAATCATTGCTGAAAAAGGTCCTATTGACCAAGTAGTAACGATTCAAAGTGAGCAGCAGTTGGTAGATATCTTTGGGAAACCAAACACTACTAACCACCAGTATTGGTACAGTGCCGCATCTTTCTTGATGTATAGTAATACGTTAAAGGTAGTTAGAATTGAGACCACGGGCGCAGTAAACGCTTGCGTTTCCGGTACAGCAATTCTAATCAAAAACAATAAGCACTACACAGATGGTGATGGTTCCACAGGTCCTTACGACGATGGTTCCGCCAACGTGGGTTCTTGGGCAGCTCGTTCTGCCGGTGCTTGGGGTAACAGTCTCCGTGTTGAAACTTGTAACACGGCTGCCGGTTTCTCCGAGACAACTAAAACAACAACATCTGCTACTGAACCAGCAGGCGAAACAGTCGTTGCATTGACTTCAGCCACAGGGTTCTCTGTCGGTGATATCATTTACCTACAAGAAGCAGATGGTCAGAAATATCGCATCACAAACATCTCAACTAACGATGTAACAATCGTCCGTTATCCAACGACAACAGCAACAGGTCTTGCTTCGGCAATTTCTTCTGGTGCTAATGTTGACCGTGAATGGCGTTGGGCCGATCAGTTTGCTCGTGCTCCTGGCACATCACAGTATGCAACAGATCGTGGTGGTTTAAATGACGAAATGCACATCATCATTATTGATGAAGATGCTAAAATCTCTGGTGTCGAAAATGAAGTCCTTGAGAAGTTTGATGCAGTATCTAAAGCTTCTGACGGTCTTACAGACGAAGGTAATGCTAACTACTATGCAGACGTAATCTACACAAGTTCAAACAATGTCTTCTGGATGGATCATCCAGCAGGTGCAACGAACTGGGGTAGTCTCGCTGCCGGTACAACATTTACCACACCAACAAACTCTATTGATGCAGCAAGTCTAGTAAACGGTGTCGGTGGTACACAAGCACCAACAGAAGGTCAGCGTCAACTCGCATACAGTGAACATTTCAGTGATCCTGATATCGAAGATGTGAACCTTATTATCGCTGGTCCTGCTACTGTAGATAACGGTGGTGCAACAACTCATGGTGTATTCATCACAGACCTCGTTGAAAAACGTAGAGACTGTGTTGGGTTTATCTCACCTGATAAGAGTGATGTTGTAAACGTAAACCGATCTTATACTCAGTCCACGAATGTCAAGGGTTTCTTTGATGCCCTAGGTAGTTCTTCATACACAGTATTCGATTCTGGTTACACAAAACAGTATGACAAATACAACGATGTCTATCGTCATATTCCACTTAATGGTCATATCGCAGGTAGTTGTGCTCGTACTGATTATCTTGAAGATCCATGGTTCTCACCCGCCGGTATCGCAAGAGGTCAGATTCGTGGTTCAGTCTCACTTGCTTTCAATCCAACTCAGACAGAACGTGATACACTTTATCGTGCTCGTATCAACCCAGTTGTTGCGTTCCCAGGCGAGGGTACAATCCTCTTTGGTGACAAGACTGGTCTGGCAAGAAACAGTGCTTTCAATCGTATCAATGTTCGTCGGTTGTTCCTTACAATCGAAGAAGCAATCAAAGTTGCTGCTCGGTCTGTACTCTTTGAGTTCAACGATCAGTTTACTCGCGATAGTTTCAAAGCAATGGTTGATCCTTTCTTGCGTGATGTTCAGTCTCGCCGTGGTATCATTGACTACCTAGTTGTCTGTGACGAAACAAACAACACAGGTCAGGTCATTGATAACAATGAGTTTCGTGCTGATTTCTACATCAAACCAGCAAGAGCAATCAACTTCATCACACTAACCTTCATCGCAACACGAACTGGTGTTGATTTCGCTGAAGTCGTTGGTCGAGCAGGTTAGGGGGGAATTGAAAAATGGCTAATCTAAATACATTTGTTCAACGCCTCGCTGGTGGCGGTGCTCGTGCTAACCAGTTTGAGGTTAGTATTGTTGGTGGTCCTTTTGCTGCAACAGACTTGTTTACATTTCTGTGTCGTGCTGCTCAGGTCCCATCTCAGACAGTTGGTGAAGTTCCTGTACCTTATCGTGGTCGTAACATTTATGTTGCCGGTGAACGTGTCTTTGATCCATGGTCAGTAACAGTCTTTTCTGATGCTGCTTGGTCACTACGCGGTCAGTTGGAGCAGTGGTCTAACCTTATCCAGAACATGGGTGCGGTGACAACTGGTGCTACATCACCCGAAGCATATTATGGTGAGGCTATTGTACGTCAGATGGATCGTAACGAAGGCACAATCAACTCATATACCCTGTATCAGCTTTGGCCACAGGTTATTGATCCGATTGATCTTTCATACGATGCTAACGATGTTGTTGAGGAGTTTGGTGTCACATGGCGCTATAACTACATGACTTCATCCGGAGGCGGTGGTACAGTCTAAATAAAGGGCCATAAACTTTTATAAATAGTAATATGGCAGAATTATTTGGATATGAAATAAACAGGAAGAAAGAGGCGGCAAAGGGTAAATCCTTTGTCGCCCCTTCCGACGAAGAAGGTACACTAGATATTGCTGGTGGTGCTGGTTTTTTTAGCCAGTATGTCAACCTAGACAAATCAGCAAAGAACGACTGGGACCTTATTCGTAAGTATCGCACAACATCTGAAGCTCCAGAGTGCGATCAAGCAATTGAAGATATTGTCAATGAATCTATTACGGCAGATGAAACTGATTCTTCCGTAAAACTTGATCTAGACCAGGTAGAACTTTCTAAGTCTATCAAAGGTAAAATCTCCACAGAATTCGATGAAGTTCTACGTTTGTTAGAATGGAAACATCGTGCGCATGATATCTTTCGTCGTTGGTATGTAGACGGTCGTTTGTTCTATCATAAAATGATAGATGAGAAACAGACAAGAAAGGGTATCACAGAACTACGTTACATCGACCCCAAGTTTATCAAGAAGGTTCGTCTTGTAGAAAAAGACAAAGGTGAAAGGGCCGAAGGAATTGATTTAGTCAAACGAGTTCAAGAGTTTTACATTTACAATGAAGCAGGTGTCTATCCAGGTCTAACAGGTATCGGCGGTCCCGGTGTAAAGAATTCACAGGGCCTCAAAGTTTCGCCTGACAGTATTGCATATTGTACTTCTGGTATCTTCAATCCAACAACTAAACAAGTTTACGGTTATTTGCATAAGGCAATCAAACCAACAAACCAACTCCGCATGATGGAAGATGCGACAGTTATCTATCGTATCAGTCGAGCACCAGAACGGAGAATCTTCTACATTGATGTAGG